TATTTGAATTAAAATATGATATATATGTAATATTGCAATTAAGATACTCAGGTAAAAACACAAAATTACTATAATTATATGTAAAATCATAGTTAGATGCGACATTATTGATAAGAGAAAGGTTACATGAAAATGAATCTTCGATTATAATAATAGATGATTTAGAATCATCAATAGTAATAGTATTGTTATCAAAAGATAATTGTGGTACTAATAAAATATTGCAAGTAAATAATTCAGTAGTAAAATCTAATGTACATGTTGTAATATTATTTACAATGTCATAATTTGTTATATTTAATGTACTTGTTTTATAATTATTAAAATCAATATTTAGATTAGAAACATTATAATCAATGTCCAAGTTAGAATGAAAAGTTTTATAATTAATATTGCTACTTTGTGATATGCTTGATTTGAATAAGAAGTTAGGGTCTAATTTATTAATATAAGTGATGGGATTTAAATTATTATCAATATCGGGGTAATAAGATACACCATAATTATAAGTAACGGAATATTCTTTGCTAGTATTATTCCAGTTGGATGATAATACAGATAAAGTTAAATTTTCAGGTAAAATATTTACATCACTATCAAACATATATTCAGAAGTATATCTACTAGTAATTGCCATAGCAGGTGTATCATAATCTGTTTTAATAACAAAAGATTCTGCTAAAATATCGTCATTAAATCCGAAACGCGCACCTTTCCTCAATTTATTTCCATCAAAAGCATCAATTATAAATACATTAGATGATTCAGGTTCATTGAATGTACTTTTATTGGCTACGTCAATACTAAATCTATAATTATTTTCAAAACTAGAACCAGATAATGTATGATAAATGTTGCATGTACCACCAGTATATAAAAAGTTAATAGCAGGAGCATAATGGCTATTAGTTATTTGAAGTCCATATTTATTAATATCATCAATATGTAATGCTATATTACTATTATTTTCAATATTATTGCTAATACCAATGTGTGTAGAAGAACCTATTAAATTACCACTATTGTCAATATTGTTTTTAAAATTATAAAATTTTTTATAATAATCATCATGATAGAAACTCATATCAAAATTAGTATGCTTATCGTCATCGCTTGATAAGTTAAATTTAATCATATTTTTAATATTATTTTCTTTTTCATAATTATCATCGGCTATCAAAAGATTACAGTTATAGATAGCGAGTTCTAAGAAAGAAGAGCAGTTTGAAGAATTATCTGAATATGTTATAAATTTAGCAGCAGCCAAGTTTGAATTGTCTTGCTTGACAATTATAGGGATAGCTTTTTTATCTATTGGGTCTACAATAACACTTCTTGTTGGTGTATACAGTATATTAAACCCAGTATATCTAATATCATTATTAACTGATGGTTGTCCCGAATCTTCACTAAGTGGGGATTCTTGATTTTCAATTGTTTCAACAGTAGTAATATATTGTGTAATTTGTGTTAATGTTTGTAGATTATCCAATCTAAAATTATAATTACTTCCATATTTATCAATAATATTAATATTACCATGTACATCTAAATCTCCATATATTGACATTGCTGAATTATTATCTTCATATGATACTGTATTTTTATTAACGTCGATGTGATAATTAGAATTTTCAGTATTATAATAAAATGACATACCATATGTTTTTGGTTTTACATCATGGTCAATATAACCTATTTGTAATGGTCCTATGCGTTGAATATTTCTTGAATCAGCGTCATTAAAAGTATGGTTTTTATAAATAAACCATCTTTCAGCATTTCTATCAGTATCTAAATTTCTATCATATTCACATATATCAATACCACTATAATCTGCATTATTATTAGCACCACCACCTTTAATACCGCGATATATTCTTAAAACAGAATAATTATTATCTTCTGTTGTTAGATTTCTTATTTGTAGAGGCGTAGAAACATCTTCTCCCTTCCAGCCGAGAGATATTTTTTTGTTTGTATGAAAACTATTAGTATTATTAGCAATCTGTAAAGTTTCAATTATTTTGTCATTTTGATAATAATTGTCTGAATTGATTCCACGCTTAACATTAAGACCTTTCATACTGGAAGCATATGATGTCAAATTATTATAATTAATACAAAACTTATCTGTTTGTGAATCATAAATATTGAAAAAGTTTTTAGGTTGATAAATAAAACCTTTTGTTCTCTGCATTTCATTACCAATTGTTAAATAGTAATCTCTAGCTGTAACTTTACCTTCAACATCTAATTCATATCCTACACGGGCAGCAAGTTTATTAATACCGACTCGTTCTTTGTTTAAGGACAATGTAGGAGGTACTGTTCTGATATTGGGCAAATAATAATTGCTAGTAATCTCTGACATATCAGTTGAAGGGTAAAAATATATATTATTTTTCTTGCCAATAACTTTGTTAGTATTTAGTATTAAACTATTATCACCATATTCAAGTCTAGATAAGTGACCAATATTAGCAAAATATTCTTTATTTTCAACTGTATTTTTCATTGTAATATCAAAATTATTACTAGTAGTAACATCGTCTTTGATTATGTTTAAAACACCATCAAAACCATCGCTATCAGTTAGCCCGATTGCCATTTTTTTAGGAAAACTAATATTACAATTTGCATCAAGAGTTGCAATATTACTATGAACATAAACGAAAAAATAGTTACTACCGTCTTCACTTCTGGAATATGTTCCGTAACCAGTTGCAGGGTCATCAATATCAATGGGAATTATTTTACGATCGCCGATATAAATATCATCATTAATTTTTAGTTTATTAATACTGACACTTTGTGCATTGTTAAAATTAACTTCATTATCAAACTGTACTATACCGGAAAAATTAGCTACATTATCTACTATCAATGAACTTGTTTGAATATTATTATTGACATTGATGTCATTATCAATGATTAAATTGCAAGTTTTGAGCAAATCATTAACAGTGATATTATTAAAATTATATAAAGTACCTAAAAAGTCTCCTTCTGATATTTGAGTACTATTAATTGTGCTTATACCAGATGATCTAATAAAAATATCATCAAGTGCCTTATGAGTATTAGTGTAGTAATCATACATTATAATTTCATTAAAACAAGATACACCATTAACTTGAAGTTTAATATTTTCATCAATAATATCTTCGCTTGTTATTTCACCGTTATTTAGCACTTTTCTAGTATAATCTCTGGGACTTGTTTTGTTAATACCGATAGCTATATTGTTATTTTCATCAATTGCCAATCCCGGATATTGGTTACTATTAGTATATACAGGTATTGCACTTGTGCCATATAATTCATCGATATTTGACGAGGATTTACTAATATGAAATTCTAATGGTGTGCCTTTTGTGGTTGATATTATAGCAGGGGATATGTTAGAACCACCGATGATACCAAAACCAAATTTCGTAGGTTCATCTTCGTTATTAGTATCATTTCTAATTGCGATATGCATGCTATTAAATTTATTATTAGCAGTTGATACAATATTTAACGGATGTGTATTGTCATATGTATCAACATTACCACCAAGAGTAACAAAATTAGTTGTAAAAACATTTTTGACAGAATGCTTAAAATTATAAACGTCCTCATAAGTATTATTAATACCAGCTTGAAATGGTTGATTTACTGAAATATCATTGGCGCTAATAATAAAATCTCTAATTAAACTATTTGTTATTGGATCACCATTTTTAATGGTGATATCATTAAGTTCTAAACCAGCTGCTTTAACAATACCCGTACAATAAATATTTTTATCAACATATAATGAAGTATCTGAATTTAAATAATTAGAACTAGCATTTCTGGATGAGTTAACAGCAACGCCATCACTATTAACTAATAAGCTCCATTTAGTATTCCGTTGATTATCTTCATCTGGATAATATGTTTTTTCACCAACAACAAGATACTCGTTTCTGTTTAAATCAAAACCATCAACGTTAATGGCATTTCCATCAGCGTCAACTTGGAATCCAATTCCAACAGAATCGAGTTGTATTGTAGGTGCTATACCTTCACTGCCAATAAAACTCATTTATTATGTTATTCTATTTAAAAGAAATATACTATTAATATTTATATATATATCTTTATGTATAAAGAAAAAATGATATATATATATAATTCATATCCAAGGGAATACAATGAAAAGAATAGACAATATTCATAATAAAACGAAAGAAATAGATAGTATAAATTTGCCTTATAATAATAAGAATATACTTTTAAATGATGAAAATTTGCGAGAATTATTTGATACCAATGGGTTGAAGGGTTTAAAATATAAAAACATAAATCTTTATCGTGTTGCTTTTGTTCACAAATCATATTGTACAATGAAAAATATTGATTTTAATAAAAGTAATATAAATTGTCCGAATGATTGCCTACCTTTACAAGATGTTTCATATGAAAGATTAGAATTTTTGGGAGATTCATTACTGGGAATGATAGTAGCAAATTATTTATATAGTAGATTTCCTGATCAAAATGAAGGTTTTCTTTCAAAAATAAGAACCAAATTAGTAAATGGCAAAATGTTAGGATATTTATCTGATAAGATAGGATTTCCAAAATTTGCAATAATATCTAAACAGGTAGAGGATTCAAATGGGAGAAATAATTATAAAATAATGGAAGATATATTTGAAGCATTTATAGGGGCTTTATATTTAGACTATCAATCGAAAGATGACGAAGTAATATTGCCAAAAAATATAAAATTATCACCAATGACAGGGGTAGGTTATTATGTAGTAGAATCATGGCTAATATATATTATTGAAAATTATATAGATTTCAGCGAATTAATAAGGGTAAAAAATAATTATAAGGATATGTTAACATCGCATATGCAAAATTATTTGCAAGATATTCCACAATTCCTTGAATTGAGTGTATCTACGAGGGATAATTATAAAATTTTCAATTATTGTGTCAAAGATAGAAATGGAACGATAATATCAACATCAACAGGAAAAAGCAAAAAAGATGCCGAAAATAATGCTGCTCTTGAAGCTTTAAAATATTATAATATAAATGTGAATGAATATAATTCAAATATATAAGTAATAATGTTTATATATTTTCAAATAGTTATATGAAAATAACACATTTAGTACTTTCCGGGGGGGGTATGCGGGGTGTAATGTTTATAGGTGCATTAAGATATTTATATTTTGAGAATTTGCATAAAAATATAAAGCATATTGCTGGAACATCAATTGGTTCAATTATTGGGTTATCAATAGCATTAAAACTAACTATACAAGAGATTGAAGAAATAATATTAAAAGGGAATCAAGATTATAAATTATGTTATATTCCTTATAAAAACTGTATTAAACTAATAACCGAATGTGGTTTATCCGATGTCAATATTTTTTCTAATTATTTAAAAGAAATTATTTATACTAAATATCCTGATATTACAGATGAAATAACATTTTCATATTTATCAAAAAGATTTGGAGTAAACCTTTATGTATCAGTTACAAATATATATACTTGTAAAAACAAAATATTTAGCGTAGATACGACACCAGAAGTGTGTGTATTTAAAGCTTGTTCAGCATCAATGGCTTTACCAATATTATTTAAACCAGTAAAGATAGATGATGATTATTATTACGATGGAGGATTTACGAATAATTTTCCAATTAAGATTTTTGAAAATGTGCCAATGGATAATATATTAGGAATGATATTATATAATACATTTTACGAGAAGGAAATACCAGATAAAGAGATTGTGAGACCCAAACTTAGTTTTATGTTTTTATTAAGACAATTTATTCAATTATATGAAAATATAAGAACACAGGCTGTATTAGGAGAACTTATAGATAATGATAAGATAGATTATTATTATATACCAAAAAATATACCAGATATACCAATGATGAATATAGAATTGGAAAAGAAAGGGTTAAGAATAAAATTACCAATAGATTTATATAACAATATGTTATATGCAGGATTTGAAAGTATGTCAAAATATATAATAGAAAGAAAAAATAAATTATTAGAAAATGAGAATAATAGATATGAACTAAATATGTAATGTTCCATCAATTATAAAAGGCTTACTGTTTATAATTTTACCAGGTGGTTTAGATTTTATAAATATATTTTTAGGAGCTGTTATTAGATGTGGTATTATCATATCGTTAATCAAGTTATTTAAATTTTTTTTTGTATTATTTCCATTATTAATTAATGCTTTACTGATGCTATTTAGTTTATTTAATAAATGGTTTGTGTAAAGTGATACATCATCAGACGGATAGTTAGGATAGTGCGACCATGATTTACTTAATATTTTTTTATTGACAAATGCGTTAATAATTCTGATATAATCATCTATAACTTTATACGTTAGTATATTACTTTTATTAATTGATTTTGCAAATCCAAAATCAAAAATTAACATAGTATATTTGCTGCTTTTTAAATAATAGTTAAAGCCATTTATTTTGTAATAATAATAGCCTTCTTCAATGTTTCTTTGGTATAAAAAATTACCATAATGACAATCACCATGTATATATCCAATACTTTGAAAAGACATAATTGATAACATAACTTGTATAAAAACATTATAAACTAATGTATCATCTTTAAGATATGTTTTCATTTTACATAGCTGCTTTAAATCACCGTGTGCTAATTCGTTAAGAGTAACAAAATAATTTAGGTTTTTTATAATTGATGGGACACTTGACGAGATATGGTTGCATATAAATGTTCTGTATGTAAATATAAAATGTCTTGATATTTTTTTTTTCATTATTTTAGTTGTAATATGTTCATTTAAACATTTTTCAACACTATTGCTTTTATTAATTTCCATAAGTTTAGAAGCGATAGGGTATTTACCGACAGCATTATTAATAGAAGTTATATATATTGCACCATATTTACTTTTAGAACCAATTTGTTTTTGTAAATTAATAATATCATCAATTGTATATCCTTCATAATTTTTTTTTTTTTT